CCCCCCTCCAAAAAGAAAAAACGCCGCTTCGGCAACTACTAATTATGAACGCAAAAATCGAAAGCGAAATCTGGGACGACCCCGATTTCATGGAACTCCAAGACACCGAAAAGCTCGCCGTCTTCTGGGTTCTCACCAAAGTCAACCTCCTCGGCTATGTCGAGATCACCCCTCGGAAGTTCTCCCGTGACATCGAAGCCCCTTTCGATGTCATCGAAGGAGCTTGCAAGGGGCTTCCGAGGGGCTTCGTTCGCACCGAGCGCGGTGTCTGGTGCCGCAATTATATTCGTAAGCAATTCGGTTTCGGGCAGTCGCTTGTGCGTTCTCACATGGCAAAAAGCATCCGCAAGCAAATGGAGAATGTTCCCGAAGAAGTCTGCCTTTTGATTCTTAAAGAATATCCCGAAATCTCTCCATGCCCGAAGGGCCTTGGTAGCTCCTTGGAAGCTACAATAGAAGGAGAAGGAGAAATAGAAAGAGAAATAGAAGGAGAAACTCTTTTGCTCCAATCCGAGACTTCCGCCCCAGCAACCCCCGATCCTCTCCTGACACGAATCCGAAATCTCTTCAACCTTCGAGACTCCACCCCGCTCGATACCTCCTCCCTCCGAGCTTGGGAGAAAAATAAAAAAAGCGCGGCGGCCCTCACCGAAGACGAGTGGCGCACCCTCGAATGGGCCTACCGCCAAAAAGAAGGCGTGGCCGCGCAGTTCCGCCGCAAGGATTTATCCACCCTTCTGAATAACCTCCTCGCCGAAGTCACCCGCTCCGGCGAGTGGGCCACCCGATCCGGCTACCACCCCAGCGCCGCCACCAACGCCCCCGTCGAACCCGCTGGCTGGCGCGACCTTATCGAGACCGAACACCCCGAATGCAACCTCACCACCTGGGCCGCTCTTCCCGACAGCATGAAAGCCTGGGTGCGAGAAAAACAACGCGAACTTTCCGCAGCCTAAACAAAACAAAAACAACATGATCAACTACATCGAAACCATCGAAGAAGCCACCGACGGCCCCCGTGTCGTCACCCGCCACTACCCCGATTGCATCAATGACTTCCTCACCTGGCAAGTCGGCATCTACACCGCCCGCCCCGTCGAAGAACCTCTTTATGAGACCATTTACGACGAGAATGGCCAGCCCATCCTCACCGAGTCCGACGCCATCCAGCACCGCCTGATTGGCTACGAGACGAACCCCACCGTCTTTGTCAAAGTCTTCCACCTCCTCGGCTTCGGCGCGGATTTGAAAATCGCCACCGCCGCCGCCTCACCCAAGCTCGCCGCCCTCGCCGCCTGATGAAAAGCTCCCTACCCGAAAACCTCCTCGCCGAGCGGGCCGTCCTCGGAGCCGCCATCGCCGATGGCCGCCACGCCGATGCCGTCCTCGAAGTCGTGAGCCCCGACCAGCTCACGCACCCCGCCCACCGCCTCATCCTCTCCTGCCTCGCCACCATGCGTCAGGAGGCCCGGCCCGTCGATCTCATCTTGGTTACGACCGAGTTGGAAAAACTCGGCCAGCTCGAAGAGTGCGGCGGCCACCTCGGCCTCACCGATCTCGTCCAAGACCTCGCCGTCACGGCCAACTGGCGCTACTACGCCGTCGAAGTCCTCGACATCTGGCGACGCCGCGCCATGCGCTCCGCCGCCCTCGCCATGGCCGAAGCCGCCAACGACCCCGCCCTCACCACCGACGACGCCATGGAGCGGTGCGAAGTCGCCCTCTACGGCCTCCGCGAGCAATCCACCAGGGAAAACCCCGTCTCCCATTGCAAAACCGCCGTCCTCGCCGCCGTCGATCACATCGAGAAAGTCTATGCCAACCGAGGCCAATGCGTCGGCCTTTCCACCGGCATCCACGACCTCGACCGCTCCACCGGCGGATTCCTCGGCGGCCAGATGATCATCATCGCCGCCCGCCCCGCCTGCGGCAAATCCGCCCTCGGGATGCAATTCGCCCTCCACGCCGCCATGGAGGCCGCCGTGCCCACCCTCGTCTTCTCCGTCGAAATGCCCAGCACCGAACTCATGGTCCGCGCCCTCTGCTCCGAAGCCGGGGTCGATCTCCAGCGCATCCGCGACGGCTTCCTCGGCACCGCCCAGCTCTCCGGCGTCGGAGCCGCCGCCGGTCGCCTCGCCCAGGCCAAGCTCTACCTCGACGACACCCCCGGCCTCACCGTCGCCCAATTCCGCTCCCGCGCCCGCCGCGCCAAGACCCAGCACGGCCTCGGCCTCATCGTCGTCGATTACCTGCAATTCATGCACGGCAGCAGCAAGAGGGCAGGGGAGAGCCGCGCCCTCGAAGTCAGCGAGATCAGCAAAGCCATCAAGACCACCGCCAAAGAGTTAAACATCCCCATCATCGCCCTCGCCCAGCTCAACCGCGACGCCGACGAAGGCTCCAAGCCCAAGCTCTCCAACCTCCGCGAGTCCGGCAGCATCGAGCAAGACGCCGACACCGTTTTGTTGATTCATCGCCTCGACAAAAACAAAAAACGCGACGCCGACGAAGAGCCCATGGATCACAACACCCTGCTCATCTTGGCAAAACAAAGAAACGGCCCCACCCCCGAGATCAAGCTGAACTTCATCGGCCAGCACACCGTCTTCCGCAATGTCACCGAAAAACAATACAGCAACAACCATAACGAAAGGCAGAAGTAATTTCCCTAGAACAAACAACTAAAACCAAAACAAACACATGAACATCCTAAACAAACAATGCAATGCACTAGCTCCTACGCCAAAAGCTCCCGGGATTCCCAAGCGTGAAAAGTTTTCATGGGCCGAACCATGCGCTCCTGGCTTGTTTTTAATGATTAGAAAACAAGATTTGAATATCGACGGATCGTATCAACGCGAAGAAGTCTCAAAAGAAAAAGTTTTAGAAATTGCCCGGAATTGGGATTGGAAGCTCATTGGAACCATCTCAGTCATTCGACGAATGGATGACACATTTTGGGTTTATGACGGGGGCCATCGGTGCCGCGCCTCATTTTTACGGGACGACATTATCGAGCTTCCTTGCATGGTTTTTGAAGCGGAGGATGAAAAGACGGAGGCAAAAGCATTTATCGGCGCAAACACTATGAAAAGCGTTGTGTCTGCATACCACAAACACCGTGCCGCAGTAAAAACTGGAGAACCTATTGCTTTAGCTGCGCAATCTATTCTTCACAAACATGGTTATTTTGCAACGCAAAGTGCAAATAAAACATACGGATTTGCAGCAATTAACACATTGGAATCACTAGTAAGGGAAGACCGTGTGCTCGCGGAAAAAGTGTTTGCCGCGTCTGCAAGCATCGCCCAAGAGGGAGAATCAATTTCCGGTGAGATATTAGATGCCATTTTTACTTGCCAAAAGAAACTGCAAGACAAGGCAGATATTTTGACAGACGGACATTTGGAACGCTTGCAGCGTGAATCTCTTCCCGGCATCGAGGCAGCCATAAGACGAGAAAAGCACATTGTCGGCAAAGGAGGTGCAGTAGTTGCGGCTAAAGCTGTTTTAGACCTTCTCAACAAAAATAAACAACGCCGTTTAACATTTGCGTAACAATGAAAAACTCCGAAACCAACTCCAGCATCACCTGGTCGCCCGCCAAGCGCGGGCTGCCAGATAGCGACATCACCGTCCTCGTCCACCTCGCCGATGGCGAAGTCTGGACCGGCTTTCACGATGGCGAAGTCTGGCGATTCGTCTCCGGCGACCGCATCGAGTCCCAAGTCGTCCATTGGGCACCATTCCCCGAACCGCCCACCACCCCGCCCGCTAAATGAAAAACACCCTTGACCCCGAAATCGCCTGTCCCGCCTGCCGCCGCGAGTGGCAGGACCACCCCGGCATCGCGCATACCTGCCGACTCGCCACCGAGTTAGCCGCCAGCCTGCGCGACATCCTCACCTATGTCCGAGCCCCCGAATACTCCCGCGACATCGGCGAGCAGGAAATCTTCTTCGACGCGGTGGAAAACGCCCGCCGCCTCGTCGTCAAATCCGGCCACTTCCAAGACTATCCCCCCGAGCCCCATCCATGAAATTGACCACCGAAGACACAGAGAACACGGAGCAGGCTACGCCCGAGACGCATGAATTTTTTTCAAAATGCGATTGGAGTTCTCCCGCAGCCATCCGCATGGCCGAACTAGAACGCGAGCGCGACGAGGCGCGGGACATTATCCGAAAGGCCATAATGAAATTTTCAGAAGACGATTCGGATGGGCGAATTGCTGCCGCAATGCTTGCGATACTTTCCAAAAAGGAGCCTGTTTCCTAATGACCTGCCCCTCCTGCGCCGCCGAGACCAGCGTTGTCACTTGCCGGGCGGAAGGCCAGCGAGTCCACCGCCTGCGCGAGTGCGCTGCCGGGCACCGCTTTTACACCTGCGAATTGCCCGCCGAAGGCCGGTATCCCTGGCCAAAAAAACCCGCCCCCAAACGCCCCAAGCCCAAACCCAAACAACAATCCACCCACTGGCTCGCCCGCATCGCCGCCTTCGTTTCCGCATGAACTCACTCCGCGACTACCTCACCGCCCGCCGGTTCGATCCCGACCACGCCCTCAATCTCCTCCAAGACCACGGCATCATCTCCGACCTCTGCGTCACCCCCGAAGATGTCGGCGACTCGGGAAAAGCCATCACCTGGTTGAGCCTCCGCGAATCCGAACTCAAATCCTCCTCTGTGCCCTCAGTGTCCTCTGTGGTCAAATGATCCCCCAAACCCCCAACCCCGTCATCCCC